ACCACGAGCTTTGAAACCAGCGGGTAAGTTGCTTAATGTTCCAGCATCAATTAATTGTCGTAGTATCGAGGTTGACGCTTTTGACAACCCACCGATCATATGCGTCAACCCGAACCCGTAAAACCCTAAGCCTGGTAAAAATTTATAGTGGACAAAATAATTTATTTTTTTCTTATTTGGATCAGTCGCTCGATAGTTACGACGAATGGCTAAGATCTCACTGGAATCACTGGATAAAGTAATCACATAAGGCAACTTAATACCTGTGGCTTCACCTTCAGCATCCATATCTTCATAGCCTGGTAAGTCTAATTCAGTGTGTATTTCTAAAACATTGCAAGTATCGCTTTCGCCATAACTAGGTTCGATACCTTGCAACTCATCGATTTCATCTTGTACCTCGCTATAGTCTTCACTGATAATAGCTGCGGTAGATATTTCAACATCACGATAGAATCCAGCTTTTTGTAATTTACGAATGTCATTCATAGGCATTTCAATTTGGTGGGTAATCCTAGTAGCACTATAAATATCGGTAGTGGCATAAGGCACGATCAGATCCTCAGCTGGAACAAATCTAGATACAGCTCGATTTAAATTTTGATCGTAATAAACTTTACGAAAAGCAGAACCAGAAAGTGGTAAATAAAATAATAGTTGATCGGTTTCACTATCATACTCTTCCATAACCGTCATCAACTGGTAATTCATAAATTCACGCACTCGATCAGCTTGGGCGTCACTGTCTGGCGTAGTAGCACCAATAACTTGAGTACGTACTGGACCGTTTGAAGGGATTAATTCTTTGTAAGCTTGTGCTTGAAACTGAGTAACCGACTCAGCCAAGAGCGGGTGCATGACTCCAGAGGCACCATCAAATGGTTGCGAACGCTCTTCGTAATTCATGCCTAAAGTTTCTAGGCCTTCTTTGTAAGTATTTTCCCAGTTTTGGCGTGAAGCTTTATCATTTTCAACAGCATCAACCAAATCGTTATAAATCGAACTAAGTTCGTCGTCTTCAAGGTATTCGGCTAAATTATCGTTAAATTCTTCTTGAATATCTGGTGTTAAGACCGAACCAAAAGTAATAGTACCGTCTTCTTGAGTTTCAAAATTACTTAAATCTATTTCGTTGTCTTCGGGGACACTGACTTCAATTGACTTATCTTTATTCTCAACTTTTAACTCAGCTTGATCAGCTGCATCTATTGCTTTGTCTATATCTGCCATCAGTGTATTGTCTCATTTTCCATTGACATTTGTGCAAACATTAAATCTGTTAGCTCGCCAACAATTGTTAAGCCCATAGTATCTGCTATTTCTTGAGCAGAAGCAAAGTCTGGAGCACAAATACTTGGTCCTTCATAAATTTTTTTATCCAACCAAGCGGTATATTCTGTTAAAAAAAGTTTCATTCTTCATCGTCGTATTGGGCTAATATTGATTCTATCTTTTTTTCACTAGAAGCCAATAGTTTTTGTGAATGATTGCTGAGCTTTACGCCATAGGCAAAAGCGTTCATTCTTTCTTCCAAAGGTAGATCGTCTGTTTCTAAGGCTTTAACAACTTTGTTTAATTTTTCTAAGCTCTCTTCAAACTCTAAATGATCTACTGCTGGCAGATTGTCTTTCAATTATTTTTTCTTTTTAGAATTTAAGTAATCTCTTAAATTTGTAAAGCCAGCTTTTTTTATTTGGTCTTTAGTTACCGTGCTGTACTTTTTACCTTTGTAAGTAAAAGTAGAGTTTGGCCCTTTATTTTTCCTAGCTTTTTTAAAAGCTTCACCAAAAGATTTTGGCTTGTTACGTAGAGCATTAGCTCCAGCTAAAACTGTACCAATGCCAGCAACAGCTAAACCAATTTTACCTTTTGGTATTTTTTTTGCAGTGGTTTTTTTAGCTGAAGTTTTTTTAGCTGAAGTTTTTTTAGGCATAGCTTTTTTTTGCTCTCTAGTAGCAGCTCCTCTAGCTATTTTTGTAGCAGTTCTTTTTCTAGCTGCTCTACTTTTAACAGGTGCTTTTGCCATAATAATCCTCTAATAGTAAATATGTTGTCTTGGCTCATTATCTTCCATAACCTCATCGGAATCAAGCGTGATGAAATTACCTTGACGAAAACGCATCAAAGCTTGCGTCATGGAATCTACCAAGTCATCGTTCTCGCTATAAGGAAAAGCTGCACACTCTTCAATCAGTTCATCAGCAAAGCCCATTTCTGGAGCCCAAACCATACCCGCTTCAAACATTGGTGCGACCGAGTGCATCCTGGTAACTTTGTCATTTCCACGCGAAGGTCGAAAGTTAATCACTGGGATCCCCATCATTCTGAGTTCTTGCGTCAAAGGAGTCCCACTCGATTGAGCCTCAATCAAGACCATGTCGGGACTCCAATTTTGATATTCGTCGTAAGCAATGGTTTTTAATTCAGGAAAATCCCACCGGCCTTTCTTAGAATCCAAAAGAATGATTGATTCGGGCGCGTCATCGGTTGGTTGAAACACACCCCAAGTAGTAATCGCCGAGTAGTCAGCAGATTCTTTTTTAGAAAAAGCGGTATCGTAAGATTGAATGATGTACTCTACTGGCGGTGGTTCTTCGTGTTCCCAAATCTGCCACCACTCACGGCGGACAATAGCACCTTCTTCACTGGTAGGATTCTGCATGTACTGAGCATTCCACTTAGCGACAGGAATTGACGCTTTCACTGCTTCGAGCTCTTCTAGTTGCCAATATTCAGGCCAAAGTGGTTTGCCAGAATCTAAAATCGCGGGTAATTCTAGGACCTCCCATTGATCGGCGTTGTCTTCGCCCATGCGTTTGATTAGTTTAGAGGTCAGATCCAGCGTGCTCCAACGGGTCATGACGATCACAATTGTCCCTCCTGGTTGCAAACGTTGTCGTGGTCCAGAGGAATACCACTCCCAAGCACTTTCTAAGGCTGACGGAGAAAGGGCATCTTGTTCTGAGTGCGGGTCATCAATAATTAACAGATCGGCACCACGCCCTGTGATCGCTCCGCCCACTCCAGCAGCAAAATACTCGCCGCCTTTGTCAGTCTCCCAACGCCCTGCCGACTTGGAATCGGCGGAGAGGCCAACATTATCAAAAATTTGTTTGTATTCGTTCTGATCCATAAGGTTCCTAACCTTTCGACCGAAACGAACGGAGAGTTCAGCGGTGTGCGTGGTCTGCATTATCTTGGTGTTTGGTTTGAGTCCCATAAACCAAGACGGGAAGAACACTGAAGCAAACTCAGACTTGGTATGTCTGGGTGGCATATTGACAATTAATCTTTTAATTTTGCCTTGAGCGACAGCTTCTAATTTTTTAGCAAACAAACGATGGTGTTCGCCTTCAACAAACTCAGGCCAGACATGTTTCACATAGTCCAAAAAGGATTCTTTGGATTTGTTTTTAGTTTCCATAACTTTTAAACGATCTTGAATCATTAAGATCTCTTTTATGGTGTCGTCGTTTAGATGTTCAAATGACATTTTTTTCCCAACGATATTTTTTTTCTAAATGTACTTGTTGCCATTCTCTGTTTTCTCTAGTAGTCCATCCTTTTCCAGGCTTCCAATTTCTGGTTTTGCCGAGGATCTTCCAATCACTAGCTCGTAAAGAAGCTCCTGATTCACTTTGTAAAGTATAAGTTATCATTCTCAAACCTCCCATTTGTTGCCAAATACGCCAACATCTGCCGTATAAAAACGAACAAGTGTTTTTAGGTGCTTCAGGTTTTACACAGACTCTGGTAATTTCTGTGGTAAACCCATCGTCTAGTTTTCTAGCAACTGGTCTGCCAACAATAGCCACTCCAACTAAGTCTTCGCCAGCAACTGCGCCGACCGAAAACTTGTGACCTTGTGTTTTTTTATTATGTCTATGGAACCTTTCAACAAAAGCATTTGCTTCGCGCAAGGTAGTTGGAATTATTTTTAGTCTATCTTTTTGCATGGCCTCAATAGGGGTCCCTTAGATAATTAATTACCCGACTCCCATTCTTTCAGAGCCTTCCAATATAGTTTCATGCCTTTCACAAATTTTTTTCGCATAATAACAACTTCTCTTGGATAATTATTATCTATATAAATGATCAAAGCACATAAACCTAAAACAGCTATTAGATAGAAATCTTCCATTATTTTTTATCATTTTGGTCTTTGTTTTCATTTTCTAAAGATTATATATGTGAAATGTTATTTTATATATAGATATATACGCGTGCGACAAAAAAGGGGGGGCGGTAGCCAAAAAAAAACCCGCCAAAAAATGACGGGCTTTTCAAAGGAATTATTTTTTTTATAAGTCTAAGTCCTTTAACATTCCTATTAGGAAAAAACTTAAACCCATTCCCAACAATGCCGTATAAAGGTAATGCACTAGAGAAAAATACCAACCCTTATCAAATATAAAAAACAAAGCGAACAGGCAAAAACAAAATCCGAATCCAAATATAAAACCTTTCATCTGTAATCCTCCACTTGTAAATTTCTGTAAACCACTAACGCTTTTCTAGGTTTTGATTTATGAACATCAAAAGATATTCCTTCGCCATCATTAAAATAATGATGTACTTTGTACCCTTTGGTGTTGCCGATAACAGAATCAGAAACAGTCAAATTCTGTTTTCTCCATTCTCTTTCTATGGCATCACTTGGTACTAATAAACCATGTGGCGTTAATTTAAAATCAAGAACTTCTTTAAGTTCTTTCTTATAGGCATTGACCGTTTTTTCGTGAGCATTGATTTTTTTACAATGCACAATGTAATCATGGTCAGATTTTAATTTAGTCAATTCTGCTAACGCTTTTTTGACTTCGTAAGGTAATTTTTTATTCATTGTTTAACCTCCTAAAGTTATTGTTGAATTAAAATTAATAAAATTAATTTAGCATATTATAGACTTAAAGTATACTTTTTCTTTAGAACCAGGTATAATTTAATTTTAACTTATGGAGATAATAAAAATGACAAAACCAAACTTTCAAATAATAACCTTTCTTCAAGGTTGTATAGAAGACACGCTTTTTTTTAATACCGAAAAAGAAGTAGAAGAAAAAGAAAAAGATTTAAAAGCCAGAGGTTATATTCTTTATTCTGAGCTTATCGGAGACGAAGAATTAAATTATGTTGTTTATGATTATAGATCTGAATGAGATCCCAGATCTCACTTTAGATCTTCAAATTAAAATTTACAGCTCTGGCCACCTCCAGGATCCAACAACTCGCACTTAATCAAATCGCAATAACTCGCAAGCAAAAAAAAAGGGCAACCGAAGTTGCCCTTTCCCTTACGACCAAATTTAACTTACTCGAAAACCTCCACAATATTTTAAAAACTTAATCCACTCTTCCACATGCTCTTGTGAAAAAGGATAACTATCATTATGGTCAAACTTTTTATAAATAATTTCCCATTCAACATAATATTTTTGTGGATAGTCCCTTGGAGCCAAGTTTTTTTTGCCTGTTTCTTTGGCTACTTTTTTCTTCAATGCGTCTAATTCTTTTTGAACCTTGGCATTGTTTTCTTTGGCTACCTTGATGCTTTCATCAATCATTTTTTGATACTCGGAAAGTAAGCCCTCATCAATGGACCATTGCAAACGCTTAACTAAATTTTGGCAAGCTTTCTTAGTTTTAAGCCCTTCGCCGTCGTTATAATGTCCCAATTCAAAAAGTTTTTTTGAAATTAATTGACTAGCGTTTTTTCGTCTAGCATAAAAACGATCCATCTTAGCAGTGTAGTTCCACAAAGGACGCCACCACCAAACATTACTTCTAAAGTATTCGCCTATTTCTTTTTCAGGCTCTCTTCCGTACACATCCATTCCCATATTTACCTCCTAAAGTTTTTAATTGTTAATAGATACTTTTATTTTACTTAATGTATAGTATAATGCAAGTATGAATTTTACAATTTTTATAACCTCACATCCCACATTGGAATATCATTTTGAAATAGACGTAACTGAAAATTACGAAGGCGACAAGTGGCATGTTGTAGTCTTTGAGGTAATTGATGAGGAACGTCTTACACCTCCTGAGCATTATGAAACCGTTGGCTTAGATACCTGGGGTCAATTACAAAAATATTTAAAAGATCTACAAGATAAGACAGAATACAAAGAAGCAGAATAATAAAGCTCCTGGTTTATTAGTCCCAATCACACACTAAAACCAGGAGTCCCCAGGCAAGTAAGCCGCAAGTTACCAGGCGAAGCCGCAGTTTGAGACAGCTCTACAAGATCTAACAAACCGCAGTTCATTTTGCTCTGGCAATTTTTTGTATTAAGATACGCAAGTCGACTCTCTCGACTACTTTACTTCTCCTAAAGTGAAAGTCCCCAGACGCAAGTCTGGGGCATTCAAAAAAAATCGCACGAACTCGCAAATTCCAGATCAGGATCTCATTTAGATCTAAACAAATCGCAAATCGCACAACATAAATCGCAAATCGCCAGACGCATTTTTATTTTGAAAACATTTCGCAAGGTTGGGCGAGAGGGGGGAAGTCATTC